ACTGCCGTCTACGTCCACATTTATATTGGCGTTATCTGCCGAGTTCGAGTTTCCAGGATCAACTTGAATAGTGTACGAGTTAGTGTCCCCATCAAAATCGAACAAGCCTGTGAGGCTATCTGCATTAATATCACCCAACATCTTGTTATTGTTACCTATCTGATTAACGTCTAGCGTCATGGTTGCGCCATCAAGATCAAATTCAGTCATAGATCCATGCGTAGAGTTCAATCCACCTATGATGTTTCCAGAACCCAGTTGCTCCAAATCAATGTTAGCCGTCGCACCTACCTGATTCACATATATCTCATTGTCGTCGGATTTTGCCAGACTGTACGCAAACAAGAATACAAGCATGACAGAGCCATATAGTATGTTATTGTTGTAATTCATATTGCCAATACCCTCTTTCAATACCTATTTTAATTATTTGTAAAACACCTTCTTCGATGCTTTTTTGTAGGGCAATTGATGAACTCTCAGTTTCTGTAACGCCACCCTCAACCTCCACCAATTGAGTCCCTTCCTCAATGAATCTAAATATATCCTGCGATAAGCTGACTGAAAGTATCGTTTTTGTAACAAGCACCTCAACCAATATTTCTCCTGTGGAGACTGAAACAAGTCTTAGACTTATGGTCATCAGGTTTTCTACATATTGCTTAGAAGAACCTATACCAAGCCATCTAGCTCCACTTCCACCACTTTTCGTACTTGTATCATAACTCAATACACCACCTTGAATCAAAAGTCCAGCAAACAACAATGGTTTTACTTCAGTTTCTTCTTCAAAAGATTCGCGCGTACTTCTTATTATTTGGCGTTCTTTTGTAAGTGAATCGAGTCCAACTCGCTCAGTCACCCTAAAAAATTGTCCGTTAGCTGCGTGTTTGAGTGCGCGAATAAGATATGCTTCTGGAGCTTGAGTTATAGCAGTACTGAATAAAGCGAACTGACCATTACTTTTGCGTTGGCCTGTATGATCCATAAAACTATTAGGGTAAATCGCTATTACAGGTTTTCTTTCAGCACCAGGTAAGTTTTTGAGTTCTTCAGATTGTAAATCAAGTATTGATGACTTTTTAATTACAATATTGGGTATTCCACCACTCTCTAAAAGATTCTTAGATGCGCAACTAGAAAGTAAAATCACCAATAGGAACAGTAATAGTAGTCGTCCCACCTGATTCATCAGTGATAGTAAGTGTGATAGTTTCATTTTCAATTACTTCGTACTCAATTTTGTTACCTTCTAATGTAAGTGACCCTGACTCTTTTTTATCCTCACCAAACAAACTTTCAACCATTTGTCTTGATAATTGTGCGTATATGCGTGATTCTAAATTTCTTATGAAACGCGCTAATGTTGTGTTTTGTGCGTCTCTTGCTAACTCATCTTTGTACGCTTCTATTTCATCTTTGACTGCTTGTTTCCTACTTGCTTCTTGTGAGTCAACTGTCAAGTAATGTGAAGAAGTGTTAATTCCTGAAAAGCTAGGATTTTTAAATTTGAAAGACAAAGTATCTGCGTGTGTGTTTATATTTAAAACTAACAATAGAATTGCAATATACCAATAAATTATCAGCGTAAACGTCAAACTACTTTTCATCATCATCCTTCAGTTTGTTTTCTTCTTTCAACTCTAATACTGTATTTACCTTTTGTTGCAATCGTATCATATCTTGGTCTAACAAGCGTAATTGATCGGTAAGCCTGATAATCGTGACTTTCATTTCCTGGACAGCAGGATCAATTTTTTTTGTTATTGTTTGCCATACAAAAAATACGAAGTATCCTAATCCAGCAACCATTACTATTGGAAATCCAAATTCTGATACTATTTTGACAATATCCATTACTTAAACTTCTTTTGTATATACTTTATGCCTGCATATATGGATAAACCATATATTGCAAATAAAGTTAAAGAACCAAATACAATTAAATAATCCGAAGGGTACAAGTATATTAATCCAAATAGACCATCTACAACTGCTTCTGCGTCGCCTATCGGTGGTAGGTTAATCTCTTCTTGCATCTATCTTTCCGTCCTCGACAAAATTTTCTGCTCTAGCTATTCTATCAAGATCGGGCGATAAATTTAAAGCAGCAGATACGCAGGTGTCTATTCGTATCATGTCATTGTTCATTGTTGCTGCTCTGGTGATAAGCATTTTCGATATGGCTTGTACTGTATTGATTTCGTTTACTAAGCCATCCATAAGCTGTTTCATTACTAGAAAAATGAAATAAGCCATTATAAGTCCACTTGCGATTGGGAGACCTAATTCTGCAATTAGATCAAATGCCTCCATCTAATCCTCGCCTTTGAAAGTCTTACTTTGTCCAGAAGTTCCTGCGTATATTCCAAATACTGCTGCCATCGCTCCTGTTACGACAGATACTAATCCAGCTTGTTCAAGATTTGGTTCTGGAATTGTCATAAACCAAGTGATGACTTTGTATAGTAAAACTATGTAAACGCCTACAAATACTCTTGGGAATATTCTCCAGGCGTCAACAGTTCTAGCCAAGTGAATCCATTTTTGAAAAGGATTTAAACCAATATTATTAGGAGTGACCTCAAGTTCTACTTCAACCTTTTTCTTGATAATAGACTCTTCTTGATCTATCACGGTGTTGGCTTCTTGTAATTTTTTTTCCATCATTTTTTCTTGCGTGTGACTTTTTTCTTTTTCTTTGGTGTGTATCTAGTTTTTTGATCTTTATTGATTTTCTTCAATTTTTTGGCTTGGGCAGCGTGTAATTTACTTGCTTTTTCCAATCCCTTGATAATCTCATTCAGATCTTTTGTATAGTGTGGCATGTTTTTTTCCTCTTAATCTTCATACAGATTATCAAATGTAATACTAGGGTCAAGATAACTCTGATGTCCTTCTGCTGAATGTGTGTATTGTGATGGCCTAAAATCAGGTGCGCCTTCTCCTGTAACCCATAACGCAGGACTGGTCGCTCTTACTCTATTATTGGGTAAAGCTACAAAGTTTCCTTTCCATTGACAATCTTCTGTTATATATAATACATGTGATTGTTTATGTTGCGCAGGATCATCAGCTATGTCTGAATCTGTATAATCAACAGTAAACATATACCTTCCTGTATAGAAGTCACCATCTATTTTGCAAAGCCAGGGACTAGAACTAACTCTATCCATAACAACAACTGAATGGTGTCTCGATTCGCAATCCCAAGGTTGAGCCAAATGATCTTCCATTGGTATAGGAAAATCTTCTGTAGGTATATCTGCTACTAATGCTTGTATAGGCATCCTCGCCCACATTGCACCACCATGTATATTGCCTTCATCATTATCTTCGCACTCTGATTCACAACCAGTAAAAACAACCTGAAAACTGAGTGATCTATCAGGTATTGTATTTACTGCAATTGCAAGAGCGTGTATGTACTCATTGTGATATTTTTCGTGATTATGAGTAAACTCACGTCGCACCCAACATTTGAAATGTGGGATGTTACTTATTAGGTAAGACAAAACTACCTCACTTTTTTAGTTACCTTCCTCATCATGCCACCTTTTGACATTCTGCGAGTCGCGCCACCTTTCGACACTTTACCCCCTTTTGACATCATGCGTGTTGCTTTACCTTTAGACATCTTTCTTGCTGCACCACCTTTAGACATTTTTCTTTTTGAGCCATATTTTGACTTCTTAGCTGCGCCACCGCCTTTCATCTTCTTTCTTGCGCTGCCACCTTTAGAGTTTTGTTGACTCAACCCATATTTTGCGCGTTTTCTTTGCATTTTATCCTCTCTTATTTTTTCTTCTTTTTAAGTGTGTATGCTTCATTTTCTGGCGTATTAGGATCATCTGCAACAAACCTGCCTTTCTTCGTTCTTGCTCTTACTCTTTCATATTCGCCATTATTGTGTGTCTTTGACGCAGTTTCTTTTTTAAAAAAAAAGTTTTTAACAACTGTCCACCATTTCATAGTAATTTCCTCTTATACGAAAAACTTTGTAATTACGATTGATCCAAGTATAAATGGATAAACGCCCCAGATCAAAGTTTCTAATCTTTTAAATTTTTGAGAACCTTCGTCCAACCTTTTTTCAATATATTCATATCGAATTGCGCACTCTCTTTCATGGGCCTCTATTTTAGAAAAAGCATTTGTAGATTCACTCATCTAAATAATTCCTAACTATTGTTAGAAATATATGTATTACCAGTATTAATGGCTGTAGTGTAAGATGACTTATCATCACTTGCGTCTTTAATATTAGGTGTGTCATTAGTTCCGTCATACGCAAGAATAGTAGTCAGATGATCTACATTTGCTTTTACTCTAGCGTTTGCATCGGCTTGTGTAACTCCTTTAGAAGGATCGGATGCTGAAATATGCGTTGATGAAAGCCCTTTAGAGTTAATATCATTAATTACTGTTACGCTATCTGTAGCTGCTGTTAAACATTCGCTTACTGTTTGTGCCATTTTTTTATTCCTCGTCTTACTTTAAGATTCTAATGCAGAGATTCGGGCTTCTGCTGCTTCTAGTTTTGTACTAAGTTCTTGTACTGCTTTGATTAATGGATATATAAACATAGACTGCGCAATACCTTGTATCTCAGTATTTTTAGTTTCGCTCCAACCTCCAAAATCTGTTATGTTGTGTTTGTCTAAAGCAGCTTTTACTTCTTGTGCTATTAATCCATACATCTTTTCAGTATGTTCTGCTTCAGTTTTAGAGGCATCATAATCTGGTAAAGTGTTATCTATTTCTGATTTTGCTTTCCATTTAAAAGTAACTGGTCTAAGTTCATTAATAAAAGCTAATCCACAATCAGTATTGTCTTTTATATCTGTTTTATAGCGTTGATCTGATACTCTTGTCCAAGTAGCATTATTTGTATATTCATTATAAACTCTATCGCTTCCAGAGCCAGTTCCAAAAACAAAATAGTTTGAACCGACACCTTTACACTCAAATCCTAAAACTATTTCTTTGCTTTCACTAGCTTGTTGCGCATCAGCGTTAGTGCCAATAATAGTATTATTACTTCCCATCCCAGCAAGATCACCAGCTAAATATCCGATACAAACATTGTTGCTTGATCCTGTAGTGTTTTTATAAGCATCTACACCTACAGCTGTGTTACCAGCTCCTGTGGTGTTTGATCCCATACAATCTCCACCAACAGCGGTGTTGTTGTCTCCTGAGACGCTAACATCTAAAGCTCTCATCCCAACCGCAGTATTAACAGAACCTGTCGTGTTAGCATTTAAAGCATTTCTACCTACTGCTACGTTTGTACTTCCTGATGTATTAGACTCTAGTGCAGAGTTACCAATAGCAGTATTATAGTTTGAAGTATTTGCACCAGCTAAAGCACTTCTACCTACTGCTGTGTTTCCTACTCCTGTACTTGCTGCTGCAGCATCTGCACCAACTGCTACGTTAGAACTAGCGTTGTTTGCTAATAAAGCATTTTTACCAATTGCTACGTTGTTAGATGCTGTCGTGTTTCCATTTGAAGTTGCATATCCGAAAGCAGTATTTCCAGTACCTGTTGTATTTTGACCAAGAGCTTCTGCACCAAATCCTGAGTTATCACCACCTGTTGTGTTAGCATCTAATGTACCTTTTCCAAAAGCGTTGTTTAGTGAACCAGTTGTGTTAACTTTTAAAGCATCCATACCAACTGCTGTGTTATTACTTGCTGTTGTGTTTGCTCCTAAAGCAGCATAACCAACTGCTGTATTGCTATCTGCAGTAGTATTAGCATCTAAGGCAAGTGAACCTAATGCGGTGTTAGAATCACCTGTTGTGTTTTGCTCCATAGAAGCTCTACCGATAGCAACATTATCTACTCCAGTAGTATTTGAAAGTAAAGCATCTTTACCAACTGCTGTATTGCTAGAACCAGTTGTAGTAGCTTTCCCAGCTTGTCTACCAACAAAAGTATTATCTTCGGCAGTTGTTACTGCTTCTCCAGCACTTGTACCAACTGCGGTGTTACGACTTCCTGATGTGTTTCCTGTCAAAGCATCCATACCTATCGCAGTATTATCACTTCCAGTATTACTACCACTTGACAAAGCGTTATAACCTACTGCTGTATTGTTATCTTGTGAAGTAATTGATTGTAAAGCTGCTCTACCTACTGCTGTATTTTTTTGACCAGAAGTATTCGCACTTAATGCTTTTTCACCTACCGCAGTTATAAAACTTACATCTGTTATAGCATCACCCGCTAGATAACCGATAAGCGTATTTGAATCACCAGTCGTAATCGCAGTACCCGCTTCATCACCTACGCAGACATTGTAGTTACCGCCTGATACGATTGAGTTACCTGCGTTGACACCTGCTCTGAAGTTTGATGTTCCTGCTGAAGCCGTAATGATGTCTGCACCATCTGCAAAAGTTACATCAGCAGCAAAGTTTGCAGCACCATCAACATCTACGACATCTAGGTTTGTAGTGCCGTCAACATCAAGATCACCATTAAAGTCGCCATTACCTGTAAGTGTTAAAGCACCTCCAATAGAAACATCATCTGTAACTGTTAGATCATCTTCTACTTTTAAATCTACTACGTTTAAACTGGCAAAAGCATCAACAACCGCTGCTCCTGAACCAGCACCATCTAGGTAAACTGCTTTGGTATCACCAGCAGGTATGGTTACATTTGCGCCACTACCTTGTGAAATTATAATGTTTTGCGAACCACTTGTGCCATTTTCGATAAAGTGCAAACGACTAAGTGTGTTTGGTGCTATTGTAATAGTACAAGCTGAATCAAGTGTTCCAGTGTATTTTATGTATATTGATCGAGCGGGATCTGTTGCACCATCAGCTACAGTTGAAGTGTGCGTGTCTGCATTTGTTGTTATTGCTTCTGTGCCAAAACTTAAACCTTCTGCAATAAGCTCTAAGTTTGTATTAGTGGTGTCGCCCCAGGTGCCAGATTGCTCCCCCGTACCAATCTCCTCTAATCTTAAATCGTTTACGTATGTGCTTGCCATAATATTTCCTCTATGCTACTTCTTTCCAAGTTGGTGTTTGAGAATCATCTACTTGACTCCAATTAGGTGTTTGAGAATCATCTACTTGACTCCAATTAGGTGTTTGAGAATCATCTATTAAACCCCAAATATTAACTATTGTTGTTTGTCCGTTTCCTTCTACTCCTGTTGGTTCTACTAAAGCTTTACTTATACTGGTTACATTTCCAATAGTAGTAGTGCCTGTAAAACCTGTAACCGCTAAATTATTGTTTGTTATTAAACTTTCATCACCAAGTCCACTTGTTGACGCTACAGCAGTTACACCAACTACAGCTACGGCCTGTACTACAACCGTTCCTTGTTGTGTTGTCCCAGCATTACCACTAACTTCTGTTAAGGCTTTTGCTATTACAGTTTCAGAGCCTAATGCTGTTGTACCTGCATTACCTGTTACAGATATATTTGCAGTACATACAATACTCTCATCTCCGAGACCTGATGTCGAGGTTACAGCAGATAATCCCTGAACTGCTTCACCTATAACAACAGAGTTTCCAAGTGCTGTTGTTCCTACATTTCCTGAAACTACAACTAATGATTTTGCAACTACTGTTTCTGAACCTAGTGCAGTAGTACCAACATTACCAGTAACTTCTACAGGTGAGGGGTTTCCCCAACTTCCAGAACTCCAAGTTCCTCTACCCCAACCTGCTATATTAGCCATTAAGCTATTCTAATTATAGCGTTACTAGCATCCGCTGTTGGAAACTGTATTGTAAAATCCCCATTAGTAGAAGTTTTATCTCCTCCAAATGCTAAAATACAAACTGCTGGATCTCCAGAAGCTGAATCATTAAATATCATTGCACCATTTGCAGTAATTGTTGCAGAACTAAAAGTCAAATCTGCAAAATCTGTCAATGCTGTTGTTCCAGAAGTAGATGGATCTACTCTAGTTAGTGAGCCACCTTTAGCAGTATAATTAGTTCCGCTAACTTCGTTAGAAGTTGTATATGCAGTTGTTGCAGCCCCTAATGAAGCCGAACTTGTATATAACGCTAAATTAAAAGTGCTACCGCCTGAATTTTTGAAATTATGGACCCCCTCAAGAAGTTCTTTCTTGAACGAGGTACACATAGCTTGCGATATAGCCATTATAGTCTCCTTAAAATATCAGCCATATCTTTATGACCTTGTTTTGTTAAAAGATTGTGCATTGTAGTCCTATCACTATTTATTGCATCTTTACAAGCTAATACAATAACATGATAAACCCTACTTTTAAATGCCTCTGCCTGTGCTTTTACTTCGGGACTAGATCCCTCTGCGACAGAAACTACTTTTTCAACGGCCCTTGCCGCTATTTCTTCTGGGGAAAATCCCCTATTTTTAGTGGTGTGTACGTTTACACCAGTTATGTCTGCTTTTACTTCTACATTAAACATAAATTTATTTTTTCTTTTTCATTGATTTTTCTATTTGCAAAGCTTGTCTAGCGTGCAATTTAGAAGCTTTTTTAAGCTCTCTTACTAATTTTCTTTTTTGTGCTACAGTTAATTCTGCCACGATAACTCCTTACTGTTTATCTCGTATCACTTGTCCCGTTCTGTATTCATCTGTGCTTTCTCTGGATTCTCCAAGCATTTTAATAGAAACCATAGCTTCTGCAAAACGTTTTTCATATTCTTGTAAAACGTCCGGTTCACCTTTCATAAAAGTGTAAGCCTCCACTAAAGACCCATAAAGCATAGCTTGAGTAGCGTTTTCACTTAACCAAGTAGTGCCGCTATCAGAACCTGCTGTTAAACTTGCTGGTCGATAATAGTAATGCAGTTCTGAAGAATAGTTACTATCTGGTGTAGGTCCGATAATAAAAGTGTTTACATCAAAACTAGCATAGTAACGGGGCGTCCCGGTAGTGCTACTGTTCGGATTAAATGTTTGTATAAAATTGACGTCTTTAAAATCTAAAAAAGTTTTTACGCTACTAGACGTAATCGAAAGAGAAAAAGGCGATAAAAAATCAGTAGGCATAGCTAAAAACTGATTAGAGGCTGTCATTGTCCCAGTTGCATTTTTTCTAAAAATATCTAAATGTGTATTTTTTAAAATACGTTCTTCTGTGTTTTTTATAAAAGTATCTAAAGTTGACGTGAACGTAGTTTCGTCATTCTCAGTATAATTTTGTATTGCTGTTTTAAGCGTTGCTAATGTAAAACTCATGTTGTTGTCACCGTAACTTGTCCTATAATTCCAAAAGCTCTTATAGGCTTAAATGTTTTTTCGGATAAAATAGGCGTTCCGACATAAGTAATAACGGGTTCTATCCTATCTGGTCTGGGATCTTTTAATGCCTGGGGATCAGAAAACTTACGTATTGGTTTTAGTTGAGGGTGTTTTGGTTCAAATTCATCAAACCCAACTAACATACCCGTCCACTCTTTTCTCATTTTATTTAACGGGTAACGAAAACCAGACCTATCTGATATTCCGTAAGCTTTTTTTCCAGTTGCATATTTAGCCATGATTAACTACCGTAATAACTAAAACTAGGTGTTATCTGCAAAGAAGCTCGATCTCGGTCCTCTAACATAGCTCTGTTAAATTCTTCTTCGTAAATGGCTTTCAGTATTTCAATTCTTTGTGGTGCTCGTTTTATTGCTAAGTAATAAGCCAAACCAGCCGCTAGACAAGGGTAAAAACGAAATGGTATTTGTAAAGTATTTGTGTAGTCGTCTGCGTCGTCCATGCGAACTAAACGATCAAACTTAACAATATCAGAATTGCTATCTGGAACGGGCCAAAGTTTTAAAGTTGGGCTTATTTGACGATCCAAAAAGAACTGAGAAGGTCTTCCGGTCTGTGTTTTATTTGGTAAATTTAAATACTCACTTCGACTTAATCTAGTCAAGCCAAAATCAGTCCCGTCTCTAGTAACTACAACAGATAAAACATCAATTGTTTTTTGCACGGTAGTTAAGTCCACCGCCGCAGATAGTGTGGTTGTAGCGGCACTTGTACCGCCTGTTAGAGTTTCACCGTTACTGAAAGTCCCAGAAGGAATTGTAATAGCTATGGAAGTAGACGAAGGCAAACTTGTTATAGAAGCGGTCGCTGAACTGGTGCCACCTGTTATAGTTTCACCGACAGTAAAACTGCCGCTTGCAGCAACCGTCATGGTTAAATTACCACCTGGATAATTACCTATATCAGAAGCCAACGTAATAGAAGTTTGCTCTATGGTCCATTGATTTAAACCACGATTCGCCCAATCTGCTAAAAGCAAGTTCAAAGAACGTTTCGCGGTTTTTAAATCGTAACCAGTACGTACTTCTAAACCACAACGCTCAAAAGCTTCTTCTACATAGCTTGCTACGTCTAGTTCAAAGTTTACTGATGAGGAAGTAGCCATTATTTATTCTTCACCAAAATCACCAATTGCCGCCCCTGCCGCTACGTAACCAACGGCTGAAGCAGGGTCTGCTGCACCTAGATTAACTCGGCTTTTAGCTTTTGCTATTTTACTTTTAGGTGGCCTACCTTTACGTTTTTGTTTATCAAATAACTTTTTACCGGCTTTACCGACTTCTTTAGCTGCTTTCACGCCTGCGGCTACTGCGCCACCGGCTGCCATGTAACCCATTTTGTTACGAACCGCTTTTGGTAACTTTTTAAGGCCTGCCTGACCTTTACTTGGCTTTTTTAGGCCATTCTCCTTCTTAACCATACCGCCGGCTCTCATTCTTTTCTTAACGCCGACTTTTTTGACCATACCGCCGCCACGCATTTTCTTAACCATACCGCCGGCTCTCATTCTTTTCTTAACCATACCGCCGCCACGCATTTTCTTTACGCCTGTTTTTTTAACGGCACCGTTTCCTAAATTAACTACACTTCTTTTCATGTCTTTTCCTTCGTAAGTTTGTCGTAAAAATGTTGTCTTAGTTTAAAAACATGGGGTGCATTATTGTCCCCAAAGTAATATTTATAGTAACCTAATTTTTGTAATTTGTTAGCAGATTCTTGTAACTTTTTTAATCTCTGAACAAATATCATAGCATATTCTTGTTGAACAATGGGCTCGAAACTACCGTCGTCTATTGTTTCATTTGTTTCGTCGGCTGGATGAAAACCCATTACCCATATATCTTCATCTATAAACATTTTTTCAGATATAGCTTCATTTAGATCAACTAAATAATCGTGAAACTTTTCTGGATCTTCTTCATACGCTAAATCTACTAAAATAATAACCTCGTATTTATCTTCAAAAGTAGAAATCAAAGAATATAGAGATTGATAACCGGGATCATATTTAAAAGAAATACCAACGGTTTCCTGACCCCACGCTTTATTTGCGTAAGCGCAAACAGGTAAGTTGCCACATTCTTCGTTCGGAGTCTCTAAAGCATATTGCGACCATTGTCTAATTTCGTCGCAAATTTTTCTTTCTAAACCCGTGTAAGAAACGTGGCGCATAACTTACCTTATTTTTTAAGCATGAAATACCGTCAATGTGTTAAACGTAGACGCTGTGTATTGCACATAAATTCCGCTAGGAAAAAGAACCCCTTCGTCAGGAATAGTTAAGTCTCTAGTTGATGTTGCACTAGCCACTGTACCTACTTTGTAAAGGGAAGTTCCTGTAGGTGAGGTTGTTAAAAAATCTAACACACCTGCGGTAGCGGTACAAACTAAATTAATACCTTGAAATCTAGCTCTACCAGCAAAAATTACGTCGGCTGCCGCCGCGTTAACACCTGCTGAAACATTTCCTGCTGGATTACCTACTGCAGATATACCGGTCACTGTTTTAAAATACTTACTACCGGTAGCTGTACCAGCATTTGCACCTGTTATAGATTCTGTTTGAGAATCACCGTTAACATCAGTACCTGTTACAGTAAATGATATACCGGAATCGTCTCCAGCAGATAAAATGGTTACTACTCTACCTGCACTAAAAGTACAAGAACCGCTATCAGCTAACGCACCACCTATAGTAAGTGCCGCGTTATTTCCGACTGAGGCTGCTGTAGAAATTCCATCAGCATCTAGACCTTGAGTATCGGCGGTAACGTGTACTGCTTTTACATCTGAACCAGCCATAATTTACTCCTATTAGGCAATTTGAACGTATTCTATTATAAATGTAAACGAACCAGCAGTTGTAGCATCTACTGTGTTAGTAATGTTGCAGTAAATAGTTCTTTCAGTGTCTGTGTATTGAACAGAAGCTGGTGCTGTAGTACCGCTTTGAGTTTGTAAGACTAAAGTCGTAGTAGTTACATTATGCTCAACAACAGTCGTACCACCATCAAGTATTTCATCGGTTACCGCTGCAACAATTTGCGCACCTGAACTACTTGTACCTACTTCGTAACCAATATCTCCTGTTCCTATTACTGGAGAAGTATCACAAAATATTTTTATATCCGTAATGATTGTATTAGCTGGTTGTGTAAATTCACCTATAGAAGGACTATCTCCAGCAGTAGTGTTTACTGTTACACCAGTTGCAAAACCAACGTGTTTCACATATTTATTTGTAACAATACCCGTTGAGGCAATAACTGCGGTATCAGTAATCGCTCCGGTACTACTGTTTTTAGATACGACTTTAAAGCCGTTTTCGGACCGAACTGGTCCATTAAAAGTTGTATTTGCCATAATTACTTTCCTTTAAGAAAAACTTTATCGTCTTGGCTTGTCTGCTAGGTCAGTCGATAAAGAAAGTTAACCCTAGAAAATGTTTCTTTTAAAGTCTACCGCAAAAAGAAAAGGGCAGCAAGAAGCTGCCCCTCTTTTGTTACTTAATTTTAAATTAAGCTCCTGGAGTTCCAAACACACAACGCCAGTCAGATACTCCGAAACTGTAACGCTCTCTAGCTTTAAAACGAGAGTTTCCAGTGTCAAAGTCCCCTTCCATTGCTGTACGAATAGGAGTTCTTTGGAATAATTTAAAACCATTTGGCGCGTCAGTTTTAATGAAAAACGCATCAGTATCTGTCAAGAAGTGGTTTACTACCGCTCCTTCAGGGATCATACCCATGTTGTTCATAGCGTTTGCATCATTATCTGCTGTGCCTGATCTAAGGTTTGAGTTCATAACACGCTCTGCAATAAACTGTAGCTCTTTAGGAATAATTAGTTTCATTCCGCGAACCGCAATTTTAAGACCGCGTTCGTCTGTTAAACCTGCAATATCAATCAACATTTGTTCCAAAGAAGTTTCATTTAGGTCTGAAGCCGTTGATAAAAGGTTTCTTTGGTTTCCGCTGATTGATGGGTGAGAAGAAGAACAAAGTGCAGCACCGTCTCCTACTGGATTGCTAGTAGAAAAGGCGTTGTTTAATATCGAAGCAGCTTTGATCTGTTTGGATTGACTCATAGATCGTGCTAGTGCGCGTGTGTAACGAGCCGCTAAACGGTCATATAAGTTATCTTCAATCGCTTCTTCTGTAATACTGAAAGCCAACGCAATAGTTTCATGCGTGTAACGTGCAGTAAATGTTTCTTGCGCATCATCAAAAGAAATCGCTGCTCCTTCGGCTTTAACCGGTGCGGTTCCAAAGCCTGAAAGCATTGTTTCTTCCTCGAACGCTCGATCAGAAGTCTCAGTTTCAAAGATCTGTTCGTGTTCTTTTTCATATCTATCATACTCGAGTCCGAATAAAGCATTTAATCCGGGTTCGAGCTCTTTCGCTAGTTGTGCTCTTGAAATAGCCATTTTTTATGCCCTCTTGATTAAATGCCGGTTGAGTCCGCAGTAGTCTGCGAATCAAATCGACGAGTTGCTGCATTAAAGTGTGCATTTAGTCTTACTAACAACGGAATACCCGCTGCAGAAAAGTCACTATTTGCTTCATCATCTACAATACCTACAATACGCAACGGTAGTGTTGCTGTTGTAGCGATTGAAGATACGCTTAATGCTGAGTTAGAACGCCCCGTATCATCAGAACCTGTACGGGCAGAAGTACCAAGTGTAGCGTTTGCGAACACGCCTGCTAGAGCAGTTGCTCTATTAGTAAGTGAAGCATCAGACGCAACTTGGAATAATTGATTTGGGTTATCAGCTACAAACGCTTTTACAGGATGATTTGTATCAACGCTGACGCTGTTAGAACCCGGCCAGTAATTTAAAAAGACTGGCTTTTTCTTAACGGAGTCATGGTACATAACGCCTGTTAGGACACCTAAAGCTTGTGTAGTGCCACCACTTGTAGCACCAGCTTGGTCAATAACGCCAGCAGCCAAAGGGACTACGATAGCGTATTGATATATAGCGTTAGTGTTATCGGAAGCAATTTCATACTCGGTTACACCGGTAGAATTAGCGCCACTCCCAACAAGTCCAACAGGGCGAAGACCATAGGCAGTTTCTTGGTTTGCCATTTTATTGTCCTCAAATTAATTAAAAATTAGCCCTACGTTTTTTTGCGTGGGCCACCAAAAGTTACTCTAGATTGACGGTCAGGTTTAGTGATCGCCATAGTAGAGTGTGCATTTTCTCGCATCATATCGTGGTCTACTGCTTCAAGTTGATCCGAATGTCTTTGTCTAAAGTATTCGTTTCTTTCATCTGCTGTTTCTAACGGTAATCTAGCAAGAAGTAGCCCGCCGACTCCAAAGACACCTTCATATTTACCTGACTCCACTACGGGAGCTTCAAAATCTGGGTATTCGTCTTGACGAACAAGTTCGTAACCTTCTCGGATTTTTGCTGAAATATTAGACCTATCTTCGTGTCCTCTAACTTCTGCTCGAATCCAACGGTGTTTATACCCATCTGGTGCAGGTGGTGCATCTAGCATTGACGGTGGACGCCACGGCTTACGCCTTGTCGTAGCACTCCTAGTTTCTTTTGCACGGGAGGATCGTGGAATTGCTTTTGAACCTTCTGTAGAACTATTTAATTCTTTAGTATTTTCAGTCATATTTCACCTATCCTTTTACGTGTTTGGCGTATTCTTCTAGTGGCACACCTAATTTTTTTGCAATAGCTACTTGGCTTGGTGTGAGTTTTACCTTGTTGCGCCCAGTTTTTTTACTTCCTCGCGAAACTCCTGCAACTGTTTGGGCGGTTTTGTTACTGGTTTCGTTATTGTCTTTAAACTTATGAGCGAACTCATTTTTTATTCGACTATCTAATTCATCATAATATGAATCAGACTTAGGATCAAATCCTTCTTCTTCAACTAATTTTTTGTGTATACCAAAAGCAGCAAAAGTCATAGTGTAATCACTACCAAACCAGTCGTTTTTAGAAGCCCATGCCTCTGCCTTCGGATCAGGTTGTTTTGGTTGCTCTGGCTGTTGGGGTGCTTGAGTTAAAGCTTCGCTGGCTGCTTTTTGCTGCTGTTCTTGTTGAGCTTTAGCTTGGTTGTATCTATCTTCTGCAACCGCTAATTGTGTTAATTTACGCTGTGCTTCTACGGTTGCTTGAGAGTCGCCTGTTTCAACCGCATTTTTTAAAGCGGATTCTGCTTGAGCTTGCTCTGCAGAAATACGACTGCCGTATTCTGAAATGTAGTTTTGATCTAACGTTTGTAACCTAGACCTAACTTTATCGGCTTCTTCTTTCATACTCTGCGCGTAACGAACAGCTTCTTCTCGTTCTCGCTCAGTATCTTTTACACGCCTTGTTAATTTATTTATTCTTTTCTGAACAGCTTTTCCATACTGTTCTTGTTCTTGCTCAGAAGTAGTTTCTTTAGATTCCTCTTTAGGTTCTTCAACTTCAGTAGCGTTATCTTTTATTTCGACCTCTACTGATTCTTCAGAAGTTTCTAAAGGAATTTCTGTTTGTTCTACTTCTGTTTCTTGCATTTCTGTAGCAGACATAGATCAGTTCCTTTTAGTTATGTAGTATATCTTCGGGGTTTTTAATCGTGGCTAGAACTTCGTCGTCATTGAGAATACGAACTTCTCCGCCCTCTATTTTAAATCTGGAACCAGCGTAACGAGCAAAAACAACCCATTGTTTTTCTTCGCACCACGGTCCTGTAGGAAATTTTTCTTTATCTTTATAAGCCAAAGGACCCATTTTTAAAACATACCCAGCTACTGTTTGTATCTGAGTTTCGTCTAAAGTGTTATCAGCCAATAATATTCCGCCTTTTGTAGCTTTTGGAGGTCGATAAGGAAGTATAAGCATACGCCACCCAGTAGGGGCAGGTAGTCTTTCTAATACGGGTTCGTCTATTAAGGAAGGATCTAACGTTTTTTCTTTTGCTTCGACATAAAGAGATTTTAATAAATCTTTTTTATCGTCTTTTTTCTTTACTGCAGCTTCAGCCATCTAGCTTCTCCTGTTGTTCTAGCATATTTGAGAGCTCCTGGCGTACTAAATCTAAACCATTCAACTCCCCCATAAGTTCTCGATACTGTTCCATATTCTTTATTCCGTTATTTTCTAAAAGTTCTCTGATCTGAGTTCGTCTTTCTCTAATAACTTTTAAAGTAAATTGAACAACATCTATTTCGTCCATACTTCGGTCCTAATCTTACAGTAGATTAAACTTGTTTCCAATCTTTACCTTCAAATAACAAAGACTCGGCTGTTCTGCGTCTTACTAAACCGTCCAAAACCTTGCCGCCTGCCTTGTTCCATCTTAGGATTTGTTCTGGAACTTCTTCGTATTTTCCTTCGTTAAGAACGCGAAGCAAAGTGGAAGAACTTAAATTACCTGAACCTAAGTTGAACACCCAAGACACCATTGCATCAAACTGGTGTTGTTCTAAGGGTACTTTAACCATATCGTTAATGTAGCCCTCATATTCGTGCATTTCCTCTTGTAGAAGCGTTTCTGCTTCTTCCTGAGTAATTTCCATATCCTCGGTCACACCTTTAGTTGAGCCGTACCCAATTGTTAAAACATTTGCGGCGCATCTATAAGCTTTAAGTTCACAACCTTCAAACTTTTTTATAAGTGATAAACCTTCTTGGGATATGTTCATTTTTTTGCCTTTTTCTTTTTTGCCTTTTTCTTTTTAGTTTTCTTTTTAGCCGACACTTTCGTATCTTTTTTCTTAACAGTCCATGCTTCGTTTACATCTGGCGTGCTAGGATCATCTGCTACAAAACGTCCTTTACAATCTTTTGCACGAACTTTTTCTTGTTCTGTAACTTTAAAAAGTGATTTAAACCAACTTAAAATACTCATGTTAAACTCCTAATTTATGATTAATCTTCTTGTTTATCTAAACTTCGGTAATATTCATTTATAGATAAAAGTTGTCTTATGTATCGTTTAACTTCCGCAATATTATTAGACAAATTTTCATAACCTTTATTTGTCAAACCATAGTAGGCTTGTGCTGGGGCCTCTTGATTTTCCAAATCGTTTAGATATTCTTGCATTGTTACCGGCGTTAGGACGGTCCACTCGACCGGCATGGCTGTAATTTGATTAGGTAAGGGTGGGTGATACATAGGAGCGGGTTTTTCTACAGTGACAATTTCAACCGGTTTTACGTCCGGTTTAGTAAAACGAGCATCAAGTGCGGTGCAACCGCTAAGAAGCGCTGTCAGTATCAGTAGTCTCAGTATCTTCATTAAATTGGTCTGGATCAGTAAGTTCTTCTAAATCTTTTCCTACCCTAGCTGTCGCTCTGTTTACTAAACGCTCGATCAATCCTGGTTTAGCCATAGATAAAACGTTTAAATCGTGTTTTGCAAACTTTTGTTTTAAATTATTTACTTGAACCTGTGCGGCACTATTTGCCAAAGTAAGTTCTGATATTTTTAATTTACTTTCTTTTTCGTTTTCTAAATACTTTTCTATTTCTTCATTCTGCTTTTTTATTGAGTTTTCTAACAAAACTTGGTTGTCCATTGCTAACTGTAGTTGGGCTGTCAAAACAGCTTTTTGCGCTTCAGCACGATCGTAGTAAAGTTTAAAGGAAACAAGTGAAGTTAATAATAAAGTTCCTAAAACTGCAGATATTTTTAAATTCATGTTTGAGAGTATACACAATTTTTAAAGATAATATACAACTTTATCAGAAAAAATTAGCTTCCTTGCCTAATATTGATAATTGACGACGTTCCTCCGTTTACGCTAACCTGATTGACTTTTCCCTCCTGATCTATACGAATATCGTAGCTGCCATCTTTAGATACCTTAATTTCTAGCTTGTCTTCTACTTGTCTTATAAGTTTTACTTCTGAATCAGTTATAAAGCTAGATATTTGAGTTTGGCTATCATACCCAACTGCTGTTCCTCTCAATCCTTGCTCTGACAATTGTGCGTCTGCTTTTTGCAATTCATCTACTTCCTGTATTACATCTAACAAATCTTCAAGAAAATTAGCAGCAAGGTAATCTATATCTAGTTCTGTATACTCTAAATCATCTTGTTCTAGTTCATCTGTATCGAGTTCGTCAAACTCCAAAAAATCAACATCTAGTATTGTATTGTTGTTCGCAGTCCTAGAGTCATCTGTATCAAGTTCGCGTTCTTTTGGTGGATTTACAATCAAGTAGTTATCAATCATATCTAATGTAAGATCGAGTATGACTGGATTAGTGGGTGGTGTTTCTAGGTTATAAACGGTTGTAGCTTGGTATGGTTTATTTAGAACCACACTACCGAAAGCCGTTGTAACAACTATCTCACCAGAACTGTCTCCATTTTCATCTGGTAAAAGAATGACTAAACTCTCACCAGACTCTTTTACAGTGATTGTGAAGTCCGTTCCCCTTATTCCAATTGTAGCTGCGTTTGTCTTTATTGAGATATTTTCTTTGGGTATGCGTGGTTTCTTACTAGAAATAAAACGGCCTGTTCCTTTAACGAAGTTCAAAGCCATACTAGATTTGCTGGGGTTGGGGTCGAATACAAACTTATCTATAACGACATTTGAATGTTCTGTCAGTCTGATTGTAGTATCGTCACGGAACATAACGCCCATTCTGCCGTTACTGGTTTCTAGGCGATCCATAGCGTTCAGTGAGAAGTCAATCACACTTTCGTATGGCTTGTCTCTTACGACTCTGGTATTACCTTTTAGTTCTGTAATACTTCCTA